CTGCATAATCACTCCTAATGATAGATTCACATGTAGGATGATGAAATATGCAGTGACCACAAGAAATGATCCTATGATTCTGCCAGCAGTGTCCATTTTCATCATAATTAAAAAACGTTTGTCCAGCGAATATGTTGCTCTTGTGTAATCCTTTTCTCTGCTAACATGTTGTCGCAAACATTAGCAAAGACTTGAAACTTTTGCTCTCGATCAAGTTTGTGAGGTGCAGCAGTTTCTTTGATTACGTTGAGGAGTTGTGTTTTAGTCATTTTAGGCGAGAGAATAGTCAATGGAATTGATACAGAATCCGATGGAATTTGTAATCTCTTCTACAAGATCATCAGGGTCTGATGCTTCCCACGTCAGAGACTTAATATCATCGATGATTGCTTGTTGCTCTGTTGGTGGTAACTCAAAGTTGTCATCTTCAAAGTCGATGCTGATCTCAGTAATACGATAGTTCATTTTTCTGATAGAAAGTTTGCGGAGTTGTCTGTTAATATCAGCGAACATAGAGATAACCTCCCGCCCAATCTGCACGCTGATAGCATTGCTCACGGGACTCAATCCTCAGAAGATTGTAACGAACAATCTTTGCGGGTGCTTTGAATGATGCTGGTTTGTAAACATCACCAGTCTTTTTATCAACGAAAGCATGAACACTACGGGATTGGCCATTAGTCTCCATAATCACTTTGTGATACTTACGACCAGATTCAATATAGAACTTATAAGGATTAGAGTTAGGATGATGAAGAGTAAAATCATCAGTCAATACACCACACAGAATGTTAGTGTGCTTTTCTACAATTTCAGTCGGTGTGATCATGGTGGTTTGAGTGGTGTTCATACTATGGTGACGCTTTAGAGGGCCGGCTCCCAATTCCTTGCCTTGTTAAAATTTGCATGACTGAACAATTCGCGGTTTACAAGTTTATACATTCCAAGATCATTGGTGCGAACATAACCTTCACCATCACATTCATCAAGACCAATGTAAGCATCAGGACCATTATTGCTACAAGTAAACAACATATCATCCTTGATTGACTTGACAAGAGACCACAAACGCAGTACGTTTACGTCTATGTCGTTCTCAATTGCGATTGCATCTTGTACGATGTCATCAATCGGAAAACCTTCACGAATGCAGGCATTCAGTTGTTGCTTGACTCGCTTAGCTTGTTTGTCATCCATGAACTCACAGAGTGTTGACATTTGACGAGCAAATGAAACAATGCCATCCCAATCCTCATCCAGTTGCTCACACTTAGGAGCAATGAACAAGCAATGATCTGTACTCTTAGGACACAGAATCATAGGAGATGCAATAGCATCACGCAGATCAGTCTTTGCCACATAGATTGTATGTGGTGCTACAATTATATCCTGTTGAATAGTCTCTTGAAAAACATAAGTGATCGTATTGGGGCAAAAAGTACAGTCACCACCGTACCCAATAAAATCACCTTGAATAATCCCAGAGAAATTAGGAAGGTTATCAAGGCAATGGTGTAATATATCAGCAACGTTGCCAACATGATTAGAATCAATCTCTTCATGAGAGTGATTGATTTTGATAAGTTTTTTGTTGAAAACACTTTTAGTTCCTACGAAGAATGTGCCAGTAGCAGGATCAGTACCCCACACGATTGCAGGAGCACCATCAATTTTAAGCGAGAGATGGCTGTCCTCAGTGAACCAATCCAAGACAGACAAGTCACCTGTGAGAATAGTATCTTCGGGATGTTCTAAGTGAGTGTTCTTCATACTACAGAGACAGTTTAGAGGGCCGGCTTTAAACAGGGAGTTTTGCTAGTGACTTTCCTTTACTATGTTTTGTGATAAAGTTAATTGCCGATTTACGATTGCGACAGGTTTTGAGTTGCTTTCCCTTATGAATAATCACAAGTTGTGTATCACTACCTCCCAAAGGTACAGCAGCATATAAATTGGGATCTTCCCAATTTTTTCCAACTAAGAAACCAGTTTCTTTAAGTTTGGAATCTAAAATGTAAGGATTTGGTGGTTGTTTCATACGATAAACTGTTTTTCATAGTCCAGAAGTTGTGGGAGAAAAGTTATGTTCTCATCCGTTGGTTGTGCATCAGTCCATCTTACCTTATTCTCTGGACGCTTATACAATTTGATCCCAAGATGTTCATATTTCTTATCTGTTGGAACAAAGACTTTATACATTTCTCCTCTCTTATTCTCAGTAAGTTGCTGTAATCTTCTGTTCTCTGATTTGGTAACTTTAATTTTTGTGCAAGATGATATAAAAACCTCTCTGAATTTATCATAATCAGTAAGATATACATCTGCATTATCCATCACAAATCTTCCAACAAATTGAGGGGAAAAACAATGATCATCTGTCCTTTCTGATGGACTATTCATTGCATTTTCACTAATCAATCCTGTGTCACCATATTGACAACTAAACACACCTTCGTAATACTGACGAGTGATAATTCTCACTACATCAGGATCATTTGGATTCCAAAGCTCAAGATTAGATTTAAGAGCATTGAATGTTGCTTTACAATAGATTTCAAGTTTTCGTTGTCTGATGTCAGTCATTTACGAATCTCACTGATTGCTGGCATACCCTGATTGAATACTACATCAACAACTGCCTGAACTTTCTTGGCAGTGCCAATACCAACAGCGTCATAAGTTGGGATGCAAACTAGACCAAAGGTCTTAGTCTTGTCACCCAATCTGATCACACGACCAATCGACTGACTGATACCAATATAGTCCATGTTACGCATGAAGATAACAGCCTCAAGACCACTGACATTGATACCTTCGCTGAGAATACTGTGATGAATAACAACAAACTTTTTCTCAGGATCTTTGCCCCAAGTGTTCAGTATGTCAAAGAATACATCACGATTGACTTTCTTACCATCAATGATTGCACCTGTCTTGGATGTGATTGTCATCCAAGAATAGTTACGCTGACGCAATTCAGCACAGAAATCAGAGTGAGTAAGAAGATTGATGATCTGCTTTGTTGTGCGAGCACAGATCAAAGTCTTGTCGATATTGTTGTCATCGATAGTCTCAATCAGATTATCACAATCATCAGCAAATACAACCTTACGGCCTTTGATCATAGGCAGTTGCTTGACTACAACTTTAGGAGGAAGAATGTACCCTTGCTCTACAAGTTCAGGTGCAGGAACATTGACAAGAACCTGACCATAAACAGCAGGATCATTCATTCCTGGTTTCGTAATTGTAAGACTATGCTTAGGAGTAGCAGTGTAAAAGTAGCAACGATCAGCGCCATTAGAAAAGAACTCTGTGGCAGGAAAAAAGTTACGCTGAACGCTATTATGTGCCTCGTCAAAGTAGATGGTATTTACCTCAATATCTGCATCCATTACACGATGAAGCGAGTGATATGTGGTGAAGATGATAACATTCTCACCAGCAGTTCTTGCAACACTAGCAAAAATGTGGATCTGATCTGCTTTAGTGGTGCTGAAATGCTGAGTCTCACCACTATGAACGTGCATAATGTGAGTGTTGGCAGTATCAACAACCTCAAGAAACTCAGAGCACAGTTGCTCTGCCAAAAGAATACGCGGAGCAACAACAACTGTTGTGGTGCCATTGTTGACAACATCATGACGACGCTGAGTATCAACAATCATGGTGAGTGTTTTACCACCACCAGTGGGAACAATGATTTGACCTTTGTCATAACCATTCATGCGATCCAAGATGCGCTTTTGATGAGGACGAAGGGAAATAGTCACGGTCAGTGGTTTGATACCTGAATAATATAATAGCACCCTTACAGGCGATTGTAAAGGGTGCTGATGTCGCTTACACTATAGGAACGCTTTAGAGGGCCGGCCTCTATCTGGGTTCATATTCCTTTGCAGGTTTGTTAATTCCTTTTACTAAGTGACGACGTAGTTTCTCACCCTGTCTACGAATTTGTCTTCTCTCTTCTCTACTTTTACCTGATGCGGGTTGTGATTTATAATCAGGACTTGCTTTCTTTGCTGACTTTTTAGAAAGCAACTTACTTGCCTGCTTTTCAACATCTCTAGATGTTGTCTTAGTTGTTGATGATGAACCACCAGATTTTTTCGCTGCTGCTCTTGCTTGTGCTGCTTTCTTTCTTTCAGCCTTTGCTGCTGCTAACTGTTTCTCTCTTGCAGAACCTCTGTCCTGTGTTGGTTGCTGTTCTCTTTCAGATCTTTGACGCTGTTGGCCAATATCTTTTCTTGGTTTGTAATCCTTAGCGGGGACCATCTTGCCCCCGCCAACAGCTTTCATCCTTCTCTTTTCAGGTTCTGTTTTCTTACGCTCAGCACCGATTCTTCCACCCTCACCAGTTCTCCTAATTTGAGAACGTCCTTGGACTTCTTTATCGTATACTTCAGTAATAAACTCCTGAAAAGTTTTCATCTGAGAAAAGATCTTACCTCCTTTTATTTAGATGCTCCGGATTTATAAACCATACCATTCTCATACATCTCATTAACACGATCATGTCTTAGTTTTTTGAGTTCATCAAATCGCTTTTGTTGATCATTAGTGTATGTAAAAGATTGCCTTCTCCAAGAATCACGAAGGTCACGAAGTTGATACAGGATTTCAGATGGTTTCATATCAATAATCAATGTTGGATTTGAGGTACTCGTTCAGGTTGAATTTTTGATCATCTTCAATGAGATCTTCAAGATCTTCACATTTATGATCAAAATTAGTTAGTTCTTCAACTTGTTGCTCGGTCAGGTAATAATCCATTAAGTTTGTCATTACATTAGTAGAACACTTTAAAGGGCCGGCTTTACTTAATTAAAATTTGAAAGTCTTTGCAACCCTCCTGTTTTTTAACAGTTTCCCAAAAAATTGCATCATCAATTTTTATAAAAGTCGCTGTGTGCTGTGCATAACCCCTTTTCTTGGGTTTTAGATACTTCACTTGGTACATCATTCCAGTGTCTTAATACTCCAGATATAATAAAAAAGTTAGTGACCATGTAGCTAACAAATATAATGGTGCGTATGCCAGCAACATAATTATCGTAAGGTTTTGTTTTGTCATCGCTGAAGCTTCCAATGGCATACTTCCATATCTTCCATATTTTAACCACCTTCATATTTTATGGCAACAGTAAATCTCCACTTGTCTCTAAATGAAGTTGCCCTGTGCAAAATACGAGCATCAAAAGATACCAATCTATTTGGAGTAGGAACTACACCTTGAATGTTTCCATTCACATAAAATTGGGTTTCTCCTCCATCATTTGGTTGCCATTCAAGTTGTGGATAATATAAAAAAGTTACACCATCATCACCGTCTGTGTGAAAGTAGGGAATTTCTCTAGGAGCAAAACAATTAATATACATTCTCCATAAAGGAATTCCTTCTGGAGACAGTGGTTTTATTTTTTCCTCTAATAATTCGTAGATGAAAGTATCTTTTGGAATATCATGTGTTACACCGCATGGAGGTGTTGTTCCATCATCAGATTCGCCGTAACCAAAACGTGCGGTATTTTCACAATAATTAAGAACAGCATCTTGCTCTTTATTTGAAAGGAAGTTGTCAAAAACTTTAATTTTCATCGTCATCGTCGTAGTCATAATCGTCGTCTAACCCTGCATATTCAGTGACTGTGATGTTGAAAGAAACTGTGATTCTAGGTTCATCTGGAGTTGGTGGATATGATTTTACCTCGTGCTTTAAGTAAGCCGGGAACATAACAACACTACCCTCCTTAACCTGTGGTAGATGTCTATCTTCATATCCTTCCGACTTCATATTTATTGAAAGATGTCTAAGAGTGTCCATCGGATCAATAAATGTCAGAGGAGAGTGAATCTTAGGATTGTATGAAAGAAAATGAACACATGCAAAGTGGGTGGGTGCTAGTGCATCTCCACAGTGATTATGTGCTTCTTGATACTCACCATTTGTGTAACTATTGTACCAAATATCATCAATTTCAAGTCTAAATTTGTCATCAAAAAATCCTTTGATTACATTAAAA